TAATATTCTACCAACATCTGTTGCTAACCAACCTACCCCACCATTAACACCAGTTATAGCAGATAAGGTTAAAGTTTTACCAGAAGCTGCTGCTGTTTGTTGCGGAGTTATAGTTGTAGCTGTTGTATTTGTTGAAAGATAAGGACCAGCAGTAAACGCAACTTCAGTTAATGTCCAATCTGTATGACCAGTTCTTGATAACTTCATCACTTCGTGATTAGGATGAGTGATATACATAACGTCTGCTGATTGAGCAAACTTTAGTTCAAATAATTCTGCTGTTAAATACGGACTTACAATTTCATAAATTCTATTAGCATCACCACCTGAACTGTATGTTGTAAAAGCTGATGAGTTAATATCTGTTCCATCAACATTTTGTAATTCAAATGTGTTAGTAGTTTTATCTGCTACTTTAAATGTTTTACCATTTACTTCAGTCATTCCTACAACAGAAGTTATAATTACATTCTGTCCATTGGTATAACCATGACCATTAGCAGTTACTACAGCTGGATTAGCTTTTGTAATTGCACTTATAGTTACATCACCTTCTGTGATCTGACCTTTATCTTTATACATTCGGATATAAGTATTTCCAAATTCTAAAACATAAGTTTGAGTAGTTGAAAACTCAAAAGGTATTAATCTAGTTTTAGCAGAGCTTGTTTTAACTTCTGCTATAAATTGTGTGCCTACTCTTCTTGCTGCTGCACCTTGCGGATGCACCAACATATTTTGTAATGTCTTACAGCCAGAAGCATACTTCTCAAAATCCGTTCTGCCATCTAACTTTGCAGAAAATTCTCCTGAAACAAAACTATTTAATGCTGCTGTAGTTCTTGGCATTATAATCTAGCATTAGTAAACTCTGAAGCTTCTATAGTTCCTAAACTATTTTCAGTAGCATCTATAAATCTTGCTTCTCTTAATCTTTCATCAGCTCTAGTCATATATTGATTAGCTAATGTTGCATTGTTAGTTATTGCATAACAAAGATCAGCTGCTAGTTGATGTGAAATACTTTCTCTTAAATAAGTGTCGTAATTATTAGGATCGGTGTCTAACGCAATATAGATTACAAAAACTGTATCAATATCTGTAACAATATTTCTACCTTCTAATTTATAATCTAAAGCACTAGCTATACTATCTGTTGTACCGTTATGAATTTTTAATACACGTAGGCAATCTGAAGGTAATGCGTAAGCATGATCATATTCGACTATTGGAGCTGTAGAATTTTGAGCAAGTTGAACTCTTTTGTGTAAACAATTCCAAGCATGAGATCTAAATACTCTATTTCTTACTGGCTCATATCTTTGATTACATAAACGAGCATTTTTAGTGTCATCTGTTAATGCTGCTATTGTTGATGCACCCAGCAAATTCAATGCTGAATTACACATATTTACTACTGATGCCATATTATTATACTCCTTGAAGTTCTTTGCATTCTATTTTTATAGCTATTTTGCTAGTGTTAATTTCTTCTTTAGTCATAGCATCCATACTTTTATAAGCTTGGTGATAACCAGTTCTTACACAGGAATAATAGTCCTCAAATTCGAAAGCCATTGTCTGTGATGAAATACATTTTGGTTCATCAATGAATAAACAAAGATGAAGTATTAAAACAAATTTTGTCATTGTAATACCTGGCGGAATATTTCATCCGCCAAGTAAATTAGATATTAATTAACTGCGTAACTAATATTCCATGATAGCGTACCAGCAGTTCCACCAGTTGCATTGAATGTTATAGAAACATACAACATTCCTCCTGGATCAGAACTTAAACCAGCAATTTCCCACAACTTTTGTCCAGTTGTATTAATTGTAGCTACTTCGTATCTAACGTCAGTCATTGCAGCAGCATCAGCTACCGCAGTTGCAAAACAATCTTCGTCAGCAACTGTGCCATCGTAATTGTGAACGCCAACATTGAATGTGCAAGAACCACCAAGTGTATCTGATCCAACTAAAAGTGTAGATATAGATGCTTTACTTGATATAGGTGCTAACAAAACAATATCGTTGTCTGTGCTATCTCCAGCAAGTAATTCAGCTGTACCAGCGGCAACTCTTAAAACGCCATGTAATTCGGCAGCGTCATTAAGAACTTGTGGTGAGGCTAAAGTATTTGCTACGAGGTCTGTATTTCTTGTAGTCATATTTTATATTCTCCTATGATTATATGATTAAGCTTCGTGACAAGGTATTTGGAATACCGCTTTCTCTTCCATTCTTACTGCGCCTAAAGACATAGCGTAGTAAACTTGAGTAGAGTAAGATTTGTCAGCTCTTTCAGATATATTAGCTTTGATGTCACTTCCGATAGCAAGTTTAATTGCATCTTCTGTGAAAGCATAAATTAATCTGTCATCAGTATTTGTTCCATCAAAAGAAAGTCTGTTAGACATGATGAACTCAAATCCTAAGTAAGTATTAATTTCACCTTGAACCAATGCTTTAACAGTATTGAAGTCACTTGAAGTAACTGCTGTTATAGCAAGTAAGTCAGCAATACTTTGAGGAGCGCAAACGATATATCTTTTTCTTGAAGGATCTATGTCATTGTTATCAAAGTTTTTCTTTGCTGCTAAAAGTTTAGCTACAGTTAAACCATCTGATTGGTTTGATGTTGCAAACTTTTGCGTTGAAGGTAAAGCTACCGAAGTTGCTCCAGCTACACCAGATGACGCTGAACCAGCTAATGCTGTGATGATTACATCATCCATTGCTCTATTCATTGCCGCTGCTGCATTTTTTGCATAAGCTGAAGTTGGATCTACTAATGCTCTGATTTTATCAGTATCATCAATAAGATCTCCCCACTCATAGTCGGAAAGTGAAACTCTTCTTCTACTATGTGGTGTATCGATTTGAGGTGTATCTCCATGTCTTGAAGTTCTCAATACCGCTGCTGTACTGTCGATTTGTTCAAAGAACGCATTTTTACCTACGATACTTTCTTCATCTACAGCACCTCTTAATTTACTGCTCATTGCTTGAGATAGTAAAGTTACATTCGAAGAGTATTGCTCAACGAATGAAGTTGTTATGTTAGAACTCATAATAAGTTCCTCCTTTATGTATGTTAGTTTAAGTTTAATTAAACGGATGATTATCCTTGCGGATCTTCCTGAAATTTACATCATTCAGATGTTAGTCTTTCCTAACGTCAACAAAGGTCTTATCGATTGTCTTTGATTTTATTCACCTAACTTTCGTTAGATAAAACTGTTACGCATCTTCGTTATTTTTCTTACGAATTAATGCTGCTACTTCTTCAACTGCTACAGAATGAGCTGGATGTTTCTTATCCCAATATGCTGATCCTGGTTGTTGTAATGCGCCAATTTGTTTTGTTATATCATTAGTTGTCATAAAGTCAGGAGTATCTCCTTTAACAATATCATCTTCAGATAATTTTTCAGATAAATTTGCAAATGCTTTTACGATCTGCGTATTGTCTCCAAGCTTACTACCATCGGCTAACATAGTTGTATTTAAAAAGTCTGCACCTAAAGTAGCTGTTGCTAAATTTTTAGCTCCAGTTATTTTATTATCATAAGTTGATCCAAACTCTTTCCTTAAATCAGTTTCAGAAGCAGCTCTTGCCTCTTCGGATTTAATGTTTTGTTCGTTTACACCTTGATTAATAACTTCGTTATAATACTTCATAATACCATCTGCTTGATTAGGAAGTAATCCTAACTTCACAGCTTGTTCAGAAAAACTTTTTAAAGTATCTTCTGGTACAGCATGATCTTCAGGTAAAGAATATTTATAAGCTTCAGCAGTATCTGGACTACCTAATTTTTTGTAAACTTCTTTCCAATCTTCATCGGTTGCGTGTTTATTTGGTACTGGTATTTTATCTAAACCTACCATCTTTTGTGAGTGTAGATATGATTTAACAAAGTCATCCATCTTGTTAAAATTTTGTAATGACTTTTCTTCTCTATATTCTTCTGGAATAAGAGTTTTAAAATCAACAGCTGTTTCTGTTGCTGTTGTTACTGGTGGTTGTTCTGTTGTAAGCGTAGTAGTTGTCTGCGTTACTTCAGGTTGAGCTGTTTGCTCAGTTGTCTGATCCATAGATTACTCCTTATGATTGATCATGCTTTTTATAAATAACAGAATAGTTCTCTGTCCTTCAAAGAAAGCGGTTTCGTTTGGTTCGCTTCTACTAAATGTTGATGTGTGGTAGAAACATCTTTTTTCAAGATCATCCATGACCATTATGCCATCGTCTGATCCAAAAACTGTTTTATAGTTTTGTATTAATTCTTTTATTTTTTTATTGCTGTTGTTCTCGTTCTGCTGTTTCTGCATTTGATACCGCCTGGACTGCTGGAGCTGCATTTCTAGCCATTTCTGACTGTGCCATTTGCTCTTGCATTTGTGCTTGTTGTTGTTGTGCTTCAGCTTTCTCTTCTGCTATTTGTTGAACTTCAGCGTCTGATCTAATCATCGTTGCTGGTAGTCCAAGAATTTTTATTATATTTTTAACAAGTCCTGGTGGATCTATATAATCTAATGTTGATGGTGCTAACTGACCTATGTTAGCAAATAATTCTAAACCTTTAACAATTGAATTTAGCTCTTCACCTTTTTGTGCAATTGCCATTGGCGATACATATTCAACATCCACTTCTTGATTTAATAAAATTTCAGGAGCTTCTGCAAATAAATTATTTCTCATCATAATATTAAATATTCTAATAATCATCGGCTGTAATAACTCTGATTGTAATCTACCTAATACTGGACCAAGTATTCTCATCTTCTCTTGATTACGTTGCACAACTTCCGTTGCAGTCATGTTACGATTTTCTGTAATTAATAATTGATCAACATGGAATGTAGCAGAAATAGCTTGTCGTCTCTGATCTTCCATATTTAATCCTAGCGGATTGTTTGCACCAATATTTAAAGTTTCAATTCTATCTCTTGATCCAGATCTATAATAATTAATAGAGCCAGGAGACATTCTAATTGGCATTAACATACTGTCATCTGGTACTAATAAAGGTGGATCAACTTGTTTAGCTGCCGCCTTCATTCCTACTTCAACCATTTTATTTAAAACTTTAACATCAGGTAAAGCATTCATACCTGGAGATCTTCCATAAATCTCATTAGATGCTTTTAAGTATCTTGGAACTACATAAGGAAATTCTTTAAAACCACCTTCTGAAATAATATGTCCACTATCATATTCAAAGTAACATGAAGTAAAAGGCATATTTTGTTTATCCTGTTTTCTAGGATTATACATATCTCTTGGTTTAACAACATGACATAGATCGACATCTTCAAATGGAGATTTCTTAAATACATTTAAAGTTTTTGAACTGACATTATCAATACCAAATTTTTCTACAGTTGCTTTAGCTGTCATCTTAAATCTTCTGTAAATACAGTTGACCATGCCTTTAGCATTCTCTGAAATATATAATTCTTTTATATGTCTTGATGAAAACCGAATAATGTCATCTTCATCTTCTTCAATTTGTAAACAAGCTGTACCAAAAGCAATTAGATCAAAGTAGGTTTCAAATACTTCTTGTTGAAAATTAGATCTTGATATTGCTAAATACATTTTGTCTGTAACGTCATCGAGCCACTCTCTAGCTTCATCATTTTGATTAACTAAAGTTTCTTTGTATCTTAAACCAAACCATCTATTAACTGATGACGTAAGCATTCCATGTAATGAACTAGCTAGTAGCTCAAGAGAATGGATCGCTGTACCATCGAAGATAACCTGATGTCTTTTATCACCTTTAGGTCTATCAATAGTAATGTCTGCTTTACGAGGAAACATATAATCAGCTACTTCTTGCCAATGGACCTCCCAGTTAGATCTCTTCTCCATCAACTTTGATAGGTTATTCTTTAATTCAGCTGCTTTTTTTCTTAATTCTTGATCTTGCATTATTTTTTCTTAAATCCTTGTTTCATTGCTGCATAAGATTTTTTAGATACTGTTGATTTCTTTTTAGATCTGGAAGTACCAGCTTTTTTTCTTTTATTAATATTTCTATAAAGTGACATGAATTATCCTAATATGCTTTTTTTACTTAATTTATATTCTTCAGTTGCACCAGTTGCAGAAGTTAGCCTTGTTGCTCTTCTACCTTTTCTTTTATTTTGAGCAGCTATTTCTAAAGATGTTGGTCCTTTAACATTGTTTGCAGCATTCTTTTGAGTTTCTCCAACTTTGGCATCAACACTTTTTGCCATTTCAATACCTTGTTGTTTTTTTTTTGAGAAAACTTTTGATGCTGTTCTAGTAATTGCTCTTGTAAATCCGCCCATAAATTATCCTAATAAAGTTTTTTCACTAATCTCTGCATCTTCATCGTTAAGACCAGAGCTGGTTGTTAATATTGTAGATCTTCTGCCCATTCGTTTATTTTCGGCACGTCTCATTTCTTCTGCTGCTCTTGCTTTATCTTCAGGACTATCC